AGCTCTAATTCCTATATTTTTTGGAAACCAGCCGCAACCAGCTCTAACCGGCAGATACCAGCCGAGACTAGAAACAACGACGCACGTTGGCAGCCAATCCCGCGCAATCGAAATTGGGGAGTTTGCGGAGAGGGTGCTAGGGCTACCGCTTATGCCGTGGCAGCTGCATTGCTTGGAGGGTTTGACCGCTTTTGATGACATGGGCAAATGGTTACACCGTGTTGGCTTAATAAGTGTGGCCCGGCAGAACGGCAAGAGCTTACTTAGTAGCGCAGTTATTGGGCATTGGCTTACTAAAGAGGCCGAGCACCGAGGCCAGCCGCAAACGGTAATTAGCGTTAGCCATAAGTTGGATTTAACAGCCGCGCAATTCAGTTACTTGGCGCCAATCATGGAAGCCAAATTTGGGGCCGAGGTTTCGTGGTCATACGGCCGCCAAAAGTTGACAATGCCGAATGGCAGCGTGTGGCATATTCGAGCAGCTACCCCGGCAGCGGGTCACGGTTACAGCGCCGACTTAATTACGGCCGACGAGGTATGGCAAATATCTGAGGCCGCTATAGACGACGGTTTACTACCGTCTCAACGTGCACGTAAAAACCCGTTGTGTTTGCTTGTGAGCACCGCGGGTACGCAAGAATCCACGGCGCTATTGCGCTGGCGTGACCAAGGTTTAAGGGCGATAGATAGCGGCAAACAAACCACGTTGTACTTTGCCGAATTTAGCCCAAGCCCACAACTAGACCCAATGACGCCCGAGGCATGGGAGTACGCAAACCCCGCACTAGCTGGCGGCCTCATTGACTTAGACGTAATTGAGGGCGAAGCGTTAGGCCCTAACCGCTCGGCGTTTCTTAGAGCCTCGGTCAACTTGTGGCAGGCCGTAACAACAGGCTGGCTAGAAACAGGCGTGTTTGACGCTTGCAAAACCGATACCCCGCCACCCCCCGGCGGAGTGTTGGCTATCGAAAGCTCAACCGACGAGGCCCGCTATACCGCCGTGCGCGCCGTACAAGCTGGCAACAAAACACACGTAACCGTGGCGTTTACCGCTAACAGCGTTGCCGAAATGTGGCGGCTCGTTGACCTAGAAATAGAAAACAACCCGGGGCTAAGGCTTGCAATAATCCCCGCGCTAGAGGTAAGTTGCCCGCCCGCGCTTGAGCGTCGCCGCACCATAGTTGGATACCGTGAGCTACTGAAATGGACAGCCGCGGTGCGCTCAATGATTGTAGAAAACCGTTTACAACACAACGGCGAGCTACTACTAACACAACACGTTGAGCGGGCCGTACTTATTAAACACAACGGAAGCGTTGCTTTATCCTCGACACGTAGCCCGGGCCCTATTGAAGCAGCGCGTTGTATGGTATGGGCTGCCGCCATGGCAAGCCGCCCGCAGCTTGTCGGTAAACCAATGATTATGGGCGCTAACCGCTAAAGTTTGCTTGGCGCTCGCTGGCCTTGCTTTCCGTCGGGGATTGCTCGCCGCCAGCGAGTGCCACCATTAGCCGCCTAAATATGGCACACTAAACGCATGGCTATTTTTACGCGCAAACCTGAACCAGCAACCGTTGTTAAAGCCGCTGCCGGTAGCAACGCTGGCGCGTCACAAATTGGCAATTTCTTTGCGTACACCGACGGCGTAAACCGTAGCCGTTTTATGCAAGTCCCAACTATTAGCCGCTCGCGCGACTTAATGGCAAGCCTTGTTGGCTGTCTGCCGTTGGTTATGTATAAAGAAATGTGGAACGGCGACGAAATGGAAAAGGTACCCGAGGCGCCGCGTAGTTGGTTGCGACGTATTGACAAGGGCGTAACAAACAACTTTATTTTAAGCTGGACGTTTGACGATTTGTTTTTTTATGGCCGCGCATTTTGGTATATAACCGAGCGCACCGCCGACGGATACCCGGCAGCGTTTACGCGTTTACCCGCCGCAATGATTACAACACAAGACCAAGCGCAAGGTACTGGCGTATGGTTTGGCCCGTCTAAACAAATTTTGTTTCAGGGCTTACCAATTCGTTACGAGGATTGCGTACAGTTTTTAAGCCCAATACAAGGTTTGATTTATACCGGCGCAACGTCAGTAGATACCGCGTTAAAGCTCGAGCAGGCCCGAAACAGAAACTCGAGCTCGCTACAACCAGCCGTAACGCTAAGACAAACTGGCGGCGAGCCCATGAGCCCGCAAGAGTTAAGCGACTTGGCCGCGGCCTACGACAGCGCACGTTACGCGTCGGCCACGTGTGCCGTAAACGAATTTGTAGAGGTAATACCTAACAACGCAACGCCCGACAAAATGTTGCTCATTGACGCGGCAGAATACCAAGCAAAAGAAATTGCGCGCATTGCAAACGTCCCCGCTTATTTAGTTTCGGTATCTATCGGTAATTATTCATACGTCTCATCAAGTGAGGCCAGCCGTGACCTTTATACCTTTGGGGTTAAGCCATACATAGATTGCATACAAGAAACACTAAGCGCGGATAACGTGCTACCACGTGGCACGGGTGTTATGTTTGACATTGAAAGCTATTTAGAAAACCAATACCAAGACAGCGCCGAAAATATGCCGGAAATGGCAAACGAGGTAAACAATGCTTAGGTTAATCCCACAAGAATTAAATTTAGACGCCGCTAAAGGTGACGCGCTGCCACGTAGAACCCTTGCCGGTGTCGCCCTACAATACGGCGTAGAGGCCGTCGTATCGGACGGGCAAAAAGTACGGTTTGAGCCGGGCGCACTACCGCTTGAGGGCAAGAAACCCAAAATGTATTTAAACCATGACAGCACTAGCCCAATCGGCTTGGTGACGGCTCGAGAGTTGGTAGGCGATACTGTCATGTTTGAAGCCAAAATAAGCGAAACAACGCTAGGCAACGAGGCGCTTGAGCTTGCAAAAGACGGCGTATTGGACAGCGTGAGCGTAGGCATTTTGCCCGTCGAATTTAGTTTTGACGAAGCCGGCACCATGGTTGTAACCAAGGCCGATTGGCAAGAGCTAAGCCTTTTGCCCTACGGCGCATTTGAGGCCGCCAAGGTGCAGCGCGTCGCGGCGAGTATCCACCAAGAGCCCGACGAAATAGAGTTAAATAATACACAAGACGAAAACGAGGAGTTAACCGAAATGGAAAAGACCACAGAAACACCAGCCGTTATTGAGGCCGCAACCGTGCAAACCATTTATGCACAGCCACGCAAATTGCGTTTGCCAAGCACGTCAGAATACATCGCTAGCTACGTACGTGGCGGCGCCGACTTTGCACAAATGAACGCAAACATTAAGCAAGCAGTTGTCGAAGCTGCACCCGGCGTTGCGCCATACATTAATACGGAAAGCACACCCGGTATTTTGCCAGAAATCATTACCGGCAGCGTGTACGACGGACTAAACCCAATTCGCCCGTTTGTTAGTGCAATCGGTACGCGCGCAATGCCAACAGCTGGCGCAACTTTCCGCCGTCCAAAAATTACAACTCGACCAGTTGTTACACAACAGGCCGCACAGTTCGACCCGCTTAATGCGTCAACCGTCGTTGTTAGCAACTCGGATATTTCAAAACTAAGTTTTGGAACATACGTCACCGTGTCCGAACAAGATTTGGATTGGAGTGACCCGTCAAGCATTGACATTATTTTGAACCAGTTGGCAATCGCTTACGGCCAAGCAACCGACAACTACGCCGTAGACACTTGCCATGCAGCAATCGTGCAAACTTCAAGCGTTGCCGACACCGCTGTAGGTGCAGATTGGGTAGCAGCAATTTACGACGGCGCCCGTCAAATTTCGGAAACTTCCAACTATTTGCCAACGCACATGGTGGTCACACCCGCCAGCTGGCAGGCCCTTGCGTCGTCCGTAGACGACCAAAACAGGCCAGTATTTCCGTACACCGGCGCACCAAACCTTATGGGCCAAAACGCTGCCGGAACCTCGGCTGCAACGTCGTGGAACGGCAACCCGCTTGGCTTGGTACTTGTTGTTGACAAGAACGCGCCCGGCTCATTCATGGGACACGCTGCCGGCCCCGCCGCTGGCTTTGAATTCTACGAACAGCAAAAGGGCGCAATTAGCGTTGAGGTACCAGCAACTATGGGCCGCACGATTGCTTTCCGTGGTTACGCTGCCGCTTTCATGGCAGACGCCACCAAGTTCGTCAAGTTCGTCTGATAACCGAAAGGTAGGCCATTATGGCCGCTTACTCGGTCACACAAAAATACTTAACCGACAATTATGCGGTTGTTGTATTACAAACAAACGCCGACCCGCTCGAGGTTGGTCAGTCTGTAGTTATTAGCGGCGTTGACGCGACGTTTAACGGCACCTATCTAGTAGCGGATTTGCCGCAATACTATTTTACAGGCGTAGACGAGCAAGGCTTTTTTAATTACGACTACCAGCTACCAATACAAAATCAAGTGTTGTATGCGCGCACGGCCGACAACGTGCAAATTGTGGCGGCTACCGGCACCCTGACAACTACGCCTACGTGTACTTGGGTAACACTTGACAGCCAAGTAGAGGATTGGTTAGGCATAGGCACCGCTACAGCGGCCGACGCCGCGTTTCTAACACAATGCCGTACAAGTGCTAATGCTGTTTGTTACAAGCGACGACAGCAAGCCGGGTACGTCGACAGCCTCACAACGTCACCGAGCGCTGCGGTAACGCTTGGCACGGTGGCTTATGCAGGCTTTTTGTATAGGCAACGTGGTAGCGCTGGCATGGATTACGCGTCGTTTGATGGTATGACTACTGGCGGCTCAACAGGCTTTAGCCCAATGGTTAAACAGCTGTTGGGTATTGACCGCCCCGCGGTGGCCTAATGCCTGTACCCGCATACACCGACCTTTTTAACGTTGCGCTAGACGACTTGACAACGACGCTAACAAGCATTACAGGGCTTACCGTTACTAATGACCCCCGCAACATTAACCCACCGTGCGCGTTTATAGACGCCCCAAGTTTCGTGGCGTTTAACTTTAACATTGTCGAGATTACGTTTCCGGTGCGGCTTATTACCCTTGGCCCGGGCAACCTTGACGCGCAACGCTCGCTAATGAATATGGCAGCTTTACTACTTGCCAAAAACGTGGCGGTTACTGGCGGGCGCCCAACGGTAGCGGTGTACGGTGGGGCCGAGTACGCCGCCTATGATTTAACCATTGACTTGAAAGCGAGCACTACAGCATGAGCAAATACACCGTTGTTAGCCCTCGATTGGGTACACCGGGCGCCGAGTTTGACGCCGACCTAGCCGTAATGCGCGGGGCTAATATTGAGGCGTTGCTTACTGGCGGCTTTATCAAAGTATCCGCACCTAAGCCCGCAAAAAATGCTAAAAAAGACATAGACACAAACGAGGAGTAACCCCATGGCCACAACAACTTACCTAAGTAACCCGGACGTAATTATTGCAACGGTTAACTTGCGCGACCAGTGCACCGCCGCAACACTTACACAAACCATTGAGGCGCTCGAGTCCACCGCATTTGGTGACGTTGCCCGTTTCATGTCGCCCGGCTTGCAAAACAACGAGTTAACCCTGACGCTTTACATGAGCTACGCCGCAAGCGAAACATACGCAAGCTTGGCCGCGCTTGTCGGTACACAAGTAACGGTAATTGTGTCGCCACAAGCACCAACAACGCCCGGCACGTACTCGGCAACTAACCCGGGCTTTACTTTGACCGGCACCTACCTAGAGTCTTTGCCAGTCATTAACGCAACCATGGGCGAATTGTCAACCATTGACATTACGTTTACTGGCGGCTCATACTCGGTAGACGTTTCCTAATAACGGCCTCAACACGGCCCGACACGAAAGAGGCAAGTTATGCAGCTAACTCTAAAAGTTGAGCTACCCGACAACACTTACATGGTTACAACCAACCTTTACGTTGTTGTTGCTTGGGAGCGCAAATTTAAACGCAAGGCGTCCGACATGGCCAACGGCATTGGCATAGAGGATTTAGCCTATTTGGCGTTTGAGGCCTCCAAGTTAAACAAAATTGTTGTACCGGCAGAGTTTGACAACTTTATTAAACAGCTTGTCAACATTGAGGTAGTTGAGCAAGAGCAACCAAGTTTTACCGAAGCGGCACCTACAGACGCCAGCTAGCCGAGGTGCTAGTAGCTGTCGGTTGGTGGCCGCCTAATATCCCGTTTGAGCTACAAGACTTGCAGACGGTGGCTAAAGTGTTGACAGAGGCACACAAAAAAAGGTAGCGACGCTATGGGCATAACCGGACAAGTAGACGTATACGGGGTGCAAGCGGCGTTGAGGGAGTTAAACGACATTGACCGCAAAATTAGGCGGCAAGTGACTAAAGACATTAAAACCGTTGGCGACCAAATTGTGCAAGACGCGCGAAGCATGGTGCAAAGCCAATCGCGTAAACAAGGTGCCCCGTTGTCGGGTATGCGCCGCGGCTCGCTCATTCGTGACCGTGCAGCGGCTTGGGATTTATCCGAGGTGCAAAAGGGCTTAGGCATTAAAGTTGGTGCTCGAGCTACTCGCGAAAAATACGTGGATTTTAACCAAGGCGGTTATACCCGGCAAGTTGTGTACGGTGCCAAGCCATACCAACTAATGGTCGTGCAACAAAAGAGCTTTGCTGGCGCTATCTATGACCACGTGGGCATTGGCATTAGCGGTATACGCAATTCCAATTTTATTGGCAGCCTTAACTCTAAAGCCTCTATTGGTACTGCACCGCGTGTTACTAACAGAGCTGTAGAAAACAACCGCGAAGAGGTAACCGCCGAGCTACTAAGCATTGTGGGTAAAGTTATGCAACAGACAAACCGTAATTTGGTGGTGACCCGTGGCAATTAACATACCGATTTTAACAAGCTTTAGCGGCAAGGGCGTTGCCGACGCTCAACGCGAGTTTAAAAGCCTTACAACAACAACGCAAAAAGCGGGTTTTATTTTGCAGCGCGCATTGCTACCAGCTGCCGCCGCTATCGGAACGATAACCCAAGTTATTGCGCCCGCCATTAAAGCGGCCTCGGATTTTGAAGAGGCAACCAGCAAGGTAAACGTAATTTTTGGGCGGGCGTCTAAGAGTGTTAAAGACTTTGCCAATACTGCGGCTCGAGAGCTCGGCCAGTCTAAACAATCCGTGCTCGACGCTGCCGGTGCTTTTGGCACGTTCGGTAAAGCTGCCGGGCTTGCTGGCGAGGATTTAAGCACGTTTACTACTGATTTTGTAACGCTATCTACTGACCTAGCCTCGTTTAACAACACAACACCCGAGGAAGCCGTACAGGCCATTGGCGCGGCCCTACGTGGCGAAGCAGAGCCGCTACGCCGTTTTGGTGTATTGCTCAATGACGCAACCTTAAAAGCCGAGGCAATGAAACTTGGCATTTACGACGGCAGCGGTGCGCTAACAGCACAACAAAAGATTTTGGCAGCACAAGCCGCTATCTACAAACAGACAGGCGACGCGCAAGGCGACTTTGCTAGGACAGCCGACAACCTTGCAAACAAGCAACGCACCCTAAGCGCGCTGTTCAAAAACTTTCAAATACAACTAGGCCAACAACTATTGCCCGCGGCAACCGATTTTGCTAACGGCCTAGTAAAAATTAACGACGCGTTTGCGGGTATGCCTACCCCAGCAACCAACGCAATAACCAAGGTTGGCAAATTTGGCAAGTTAATTGGTGATTTAATTAACCCTATTTCGTTGTTTGTTAACGGTTTGCAGGCTATTGGCTCGGGCATGTTTGACGCCGAAAAAGAAACAGGCGCATACAACAAGCAGCTTGGTTTGTCGGCCCAACAAGCAATGCGAGTAGCCGACGCTGGCGGTGCGCTTAGAAAAGAGCTAAACGATACCGGTACAGGCGCGGGCGGCGCCAAAAAAGAGGTAGAAAGTTTTGCAACAGCCCTGAAAGAAAAGCTAGGCGAGGCAGTAGATACCGCTAAAGAAAAATTGGCCGAGGCGCAAGGCGAATTTGACGGGTTTGCTACAAAGGTAAGCGACGCCGTTAAGGGTGCCCTAGATTTTAACGCCGCCCTTGAGGCTGGCGATTACGGCTTTAAAGGCTTTTTAGACGCGCTACGTGACCAAGTTAAAGGCGTTGTTGAGTATTCCGTAAACCTTGGCAAAGCCTTAGAGATGGGTTTAAGCCAAGACGCATTGGGTTACGTGCTGGACGCGGGCAACGTCGCTGGCGCCGAGATAGCCCTCGAGTTAGTAAAGGGCGGACAAACCGCTATAGACGAAACTAACGCGCTTGTAGAGGCCGCTCAACGGGCAGCCGACAAGGTAGGCATAGAGGCCGCAAACCGTTGGTACAAGACAGGCGTAGACCAAGCGCAATTTATTGTTAACGGCCTTGAGGCAGAGCTAACAAAATTAACGCCAAAACTTATGGCCAAAATGGACGAGATAGCCTTAAAACTTAAGCGCTCGGTAAACATTGACGTAGTAGTAACCGAACGGGTAAACCGTATTGTTTCCACTATTAGCAGCTCAATACCTAAAATGGCGGACGGCGGCATAGTGACCGGGCCAACGCTTGCCATGATTGGCGAGGCAGGCCCCGAGGCTGTCATACCGTTATCGCAAATGGGCAACATGGGCGGTAGCGGCGTAACAATTAACGTGGCTGGCGGTTTGTCTACTAGCGCCGAAATAGGGCAAAGTGTTGTTAACGCGTTGCGGGCGTATTCGCGTACCGCTGGCCCGCTGCAATTAAACGTGGCTTAACATGGCTGTTGCTGTAGTCCAATCGGGCAACTATGACTTACAAATAGCGACAGGCTTTTTACTTGACGCGTTTACACTCGACGACGCTACGCGCGGAGTGCTTAACAATACCGAGTACGTTTTAGACGGTACTAGCGAATTTGCAAGCGTTTTAGACGGGGCGCTAAACGTCAACGTACGCCGAGGACGCCGCGACCAAGGCGACACGTTCGGCGCTGGCACCATGACCTTTACCCTCGACGACACGCTAGCCAATGGAGTTTTTAACCCGTTTAACACGGATAGCCCATTTTATGACGCGGCCACGGCCCAACCCGGACTAGCCCCAATGCGCGAAGTACGGCTACTACGGTACGACAGCCTTAACGCCCCGCAATACATTTTTAACGGCTACATAGTCAACTACGACTATAACTTCGCCCTTGGCGGCAGCGACACGGTAGAGGTTTATTGCGCCGACCAATTCTATTTGCTAAGCCAAACCGTTTTAGACGTCCTAAACGTAGACCCCGAAACCTCGGGCGAGCGCATTACAACCGTCCTAGATTTGCCTGAGGTGGCGTTTCCGTTAGCGGCCCGCAACATTGCTACAGGCACCGTAAACCTTGGCCATGACTCGGCTTACACCGTGCCAGCTGGTACCAACGCACTTAGTTACTTAAGCCAAATTAACGACACGGCCGAATTTGGGCGGCTCTTTATGTCAAGGGCTGGAGTGCTTACCTTTCAAAACAGAATAGGCAACACCCTTGCGGGCAGCTCTGCCGACTTCCACGACGACGGCGCACCCGGCACCCTTAAATTTACGGGCGTAGGTATATCGTTTGAAGCCGACCAAGTAATAAATAGAACGGTAGTTACAGGGCTTGACGGCACAAGCGCCACCGACAGCGACGCCGCCAGCATTTCCACGTACTTTATACAAACCACCAACATTGGCAACAGCTTGTTACACGAAGCCGGGGCAATATCCACGGCCGCCAGCTACCTACTAAACGGCCAACCCGAGGCCCGTTACACGTCAGTAGAAACTACTTTTACCGTCCTAACAGCTGCACAACGAGACACGGTAGCCACCCTTGAGATTGGCGACACAATCACCATAGAAAAGACTTTTACCACGGGCCTAACTACAAGCGAGCTAGCCCAAGAGCTAGCGATTGAGGGCATAGAGCACCGCCTAAATTTTGCCACCGGGCATAGCGTCCTAATTAGTACCAGCCCTACGGTGATTGTGTACGAATTTATTTTGAACGACGCCATTTACGGAATTTTAGGAATAACCGACCCACAACCCGTTTTAGGATAAAGTACCCAATATGGCAACAACCCCGTACCCTTTTGCAAGTGGCGCCGTGCTCACGGCCAGCCAGCTCAACTCAACGTTTAACGTACCAATTAACGCACAAACCGCTAGCTACGTGCTAGTGGCTGGCGACGCTGGCAAGCGCGTACAAATGAACGCGGCAGGCGCAACAACCATTACCGTTAACAACTCGCTATTTCAAGCAGGAGACAATCTCTTTATACAAAACATTGGTGCCGGCACTTGCACAATTACGGCCGGCACAGCAACGGTTACAACCGCTGGCTCTTTAGCGTTGGCACAATGGGGGGGTGGCACGCTTTATTTTACTAGTGCTAGTGCTGCTATTTTTTTTAGCGGTGGCGGTGCAAGTTATGGCACAGCAACAGGCGGCAGTTCGTCGAGCATTACAGTTGGCGGCGTAAATTACACGTTGCTTACGTTTACATCGGACACAAACTTAGTTGTTACTAAAGCTGGCCTTTTTGATTGTTTACTAGTTGCTGCTGGTGGTGCAGGCGGTAGCAACAACTTTGGTGCTTTTGGTACTGGTGGCGGTGGTGCTGGCGCACTTGTTAGCGGCACAGTTTATTTAGCGGCAGCAACTTACGCTGTAGACATCGGTGCTGGTGGTGCAGCTTCTACAGGTAATCCGGGTGGTGCTGGCACAGCCTCGACTATTGGTGCAAACATTATTGGCGTTACTGGTGGCGGCGGGGGTTCTGGTCTTAACTCTGGTGGAGTTTCCGTTCCTGCATACCCGGGTGGGTCGGGTGGCGGTGCAACATCGGGCGGTCTTGGCATTGGTGGTATTGGTTCTACTGGTATGGGTAACAATGGCGGTACATCAAACAGCACAGCGTCAGGCGGTGGCGGTGGAGGCTTTGCCGCTGTGGGTGTTGCTGGTGTAACAACTGCTGGTGGTGCTGGTGGTGCTGGATATGACGTAAGCGCTTTTATTTCGGGTGCAGCATTGTTTAAGGCTGGCGGCGGTGGTGGCGGTGGCACAGCAACAGGCGGTGCAGGCGGCTCATCGGTTGGCGGTGCAGGTGGTGTAGGTGCAGCTGGTTCGGCGGCGGCAGCAAATACAGGCTCGGGCGGTGGTGGTACCGGCTCAAATAACTTAGGCGGTGCTGGTGGTAGCGGTATTGTTTATGTCAGGTTTAAAGTATGAGCGTCCCACAGTATTACGCACAATTAAACGACGACAACGTAGTAATTGACGTGCACGTGGTAACCGCCGAATTTATGGCAGAAAACCCCGAACGCTATTCAGGCGTATGGGTTGAAACTTTTATTAACTTGCCCAACAAAACTTATGCAGGAATTGGCTTTACCTATGACGCAACAAAAAAAGATTTTACGCCGCCGCCACAATCTGAGCCATTAGTAAAGAACTAATGAAATGGCAATACCTACTCGGCTGCACAATCCTTGTAGCGGTAGTCGCTTGGGGTTGTAGTGGCTGCACAATTTCCAAAACCAACACAACTTACCAATGCTTTACAAAGGCGGCTTGTGACAATGAAAACCCCTGAACAACAACACGCGGCACTTATAGTTTTTGTTGGCCGTCTAATGGCAATTTGTTTTACGTTTACGGTAATTGCGTTTATTTATGGCGTGTTGTTTGTCGACCAGCCTATGGAACAGGCACCAACCGACGCACAACTAATAGACCTGCTATCTACTTTGCTTGTGTTTCTTACTGGCACACTTAGCGGCCTTGTCGCGTCTAACGGCCTTAAAAGCAAACCCGAGCCGCCTAAGCAATGACCGTTGCTAAAGCCAAGCCGGGTGTACCGGGCGCTCGAGATTACATAGGCAACGCCGACGGGGCAGCACCCTCGCCACGTACTGGCACTAATGCTTGGATTAAATGCGCTATTAAGTACAGCAACAAAAGTTTGTGGGACAACGGCTCATGGGGCCAACGCGACATGCGAGGCAAACCCGGCAGCTTGTCGGTACACGCCACGGGCCGCGCCATGGATTTAAGCTGGCGCTACATGGCAGACAAAAACAAGGGCGTAGAAACAGGCCGCAAAACGTCGCTCGAGTTTATTAACAAGGTTGCCGCTAATGCCAACGCGCTAGGCGTACAAGCAATTTTGGATTACTTTCCAAAAGATTTTGGCCGCGGCTGGCGTTGCGACCGTCAATCCTGGACGAAATACACCAAGGCCGAAATACACGGCGCACCGGGCGGCGATTGGTACCACGTCGAGATATCGCCAACCATGGCAGACAACCCGCAAGCCGTCGAAGCCGCGTTTTTATTGGTGTTTGGGGATAATCCACCAACCGCGTAGCACCCTGCACTACCGTTGGACTACCGACGGAAAGCTAGAGGTACCTAATGACAGACGAGCTACAAACCTTTTTGTACGAGTGCTACATAACGACACTCGACAACGGCCAACAAGCCATGTTTCAACTATTCCGAGACGCCGACACGACACGCGTATTACACGCGCAACTAGCTTTTAAAACCTTGGCTAGCGGCTCGTGGGGCGTCCCCTACCAATGCGAGGTAAAACCATGATTACAGGCACCAAATTAGTTATAGGCATAGTTACAGCCCTTTTAGGGTTTGCGGCCACTACAAGCGCTCTAAACGCGCCTAATGACCAACCAGCAAGCACTATTGCCAGCACCGTGTACGTGCCCTATTCCGTGCCGGCACCAACCACGACGGTAAACCCGGACACGTGCACCGTAGTAGGCACCCTGCTCGCGCTCGAGGGCCTACCGGTAGCCGAGATGGAAACAGCGCTACGAGTGGCAGTCCGTGAGAGCCGTTGCACCCACCAAGCTTTCAACCCAACGGACACAATGGGAGGCTCGGCAGGATATTTTCAAATAAATTATTTTTGGTGCAAACCCTCGACGTACTGGCCTACAGGTTGGTTGCAGGCGCAAGGCATTTTGGACGATTGCGAACAGCTTTTTGACCCGCAAATTAACGTGCGGGCCGCGGTTGCCATTTGGCGTAACAGCGGTTGGCTACCATGGAAAACAGCAAACTCACCCGACACGAGAGACAACCCGACATGAGCAATTACGAGCATTACCAAGCGCAATACCCCGAGATTGGTATTAGCGAAACAACGCGCAAAATGTTTACCATTTTAGACGAGCTAGTCAAACCCGCGCACGTGGAAAGCAAACACTCGCGGCACCTCTATCACCTAAAAGGCGAATTGCGCGCACTACATACCGACATGCTACGTATTGAAGACCCACGCGCGTTTGTTATCGAGCTAGCAATAGAGGCGTTAGGCGGCGACGCGTGACCGACACGGGCACCATTAGCCAAGCCCAAAAGGATTACGCCAAATTTATTGCCGCACAACGCAAAGAGTGTGCCAACACGTTTACCAGCGAGCGCAAACAATTTAGGGCGGGCCGTGAGGCAATAGGCGCGTTAGGTGAGATTGTGTTTGCAGACCATTACCTACTTGAGCACCCGGGGGTAACACTTTTGGGCAGCGTTGAACACAACGCACTACTTGGCGACGTGGACATTTACCAAGTTAAAACCACGGATTGCATTAACGACGTCGTAAGCCTCATTGTGCCGGGCGTCGAAATAAACCGTTACCCCAATAGCCCGTTTGTGCTTGTGCAGCTTTTACTACCCGATATTTACCACTTGGTTGGTTGGTTGTACGGCTGGCAAATAGCCGAGTTGGCTTGGCAACATGTCGAGCATGACGACAACAGCGGCGGTAGTTACTGGGTTAAAAGCTACAAACTATGGACAATGGCAGACTTACCAACCGCGTAATACCCGTGTGCTATAAATACTGACCCGACTAGAAAAGGACAACCCGACATGGCGTTTAACATTGACAACTATGTAGACGTGCCAACCCGTTTAACGGAAGCTCTAAAGAAATACCCGAACCTACGAATACAAGAAACCGACGCGCAAGTAGTCACAATGCCCGACGGCTCAACCTTTTACCGCTGCACCGTAACCGTCTACCGCGACGTGGACGACGCGCTACCAGCAATCGCTACAGCTGCCGAGCCATACCCGGGCAAAACGCCATACACAAAAAACAGCGAATTTATGGTGGGCATGACCAGCGCATTAGGCCGAGCACTTGGCTATATGGGTTTCGGCGTTAACAAAAGCATTGCCAGCAAAAACGAGGTGCTAGCCCGCCAAGAGGACGACGGCGACATAGTGCGCCTTGAACGTACTCGAGCGGTA